TTACCGATCGTACGGGCGGATGAGTGTGCTTTTTTTCTGAGATTTTAAATGTTTATAGAGGGCGAAGCCCGCAATGCCGGCCAAGACGGCCAGGAGGGCAAGGGATCCTGTGGCCATGAACGTTACCTCCGAATAAGAATGGCAAGGAGGCGTATTTGTGACATTGATCACTCTGCGGGGCAATGAGAGCAATCTGTAATCGGGAAGACGCTGTGAGGGCGAGGCAAAAAAAAAGCGCCTATAGGGAGGCGCATAAAGATTTGCAACACAGCTTGTTGTGTTCAACACCAGGAGGAGTGGTGAACTGACGCTATTCTATGCAGCGGCAAAGGCGGCTGATATAGGTATTACTCCGAAAGCGCCGCTACCACTCATAGCCCAACTGAATGTTGTAATCGGGATCCTGATTGGTGGAATAAGGATCGGACTGGCGGCGGCGATCGGTTTTCTTCACCGGGCCTTCATACGCGGGATAAGGTTTGGCGCGTGGTTTGCTGCAGCCTGGATGATCGCACTCGATATCGACGCGAAAACCGCTTTTATCTCTCGCCTCTGCCCAGGCAATCGGCGGTTTTTCCGCTTTGGGGGCCGGCCCCGGCTCCGGCGCAGTTTTGGGGGCGGGGGTGATGCTGGGTTCAGGCGGATGATAATTCAGCTCCAGCGCGCCCAACGGGGCGCTGCAAGCGGCAAAGGCCAGCAGAATGGCACTGGCGGCCGGCAATGTAAGCCATCTCGGCATGGTGACTCTCCCTGAATGATTTCGTCAGGCAACTATAAAACAGCAGAACGAGAATTACTATCATTTGCCTTGGGCGTTACAGGCGAGCCATGCGGCGATTCCATCGGCAGACGGGGTCAAATCCTGTGCGTTTAGCCGAGATTAGCGTCTCGTCACGGCGAAAAAGGTTGCTATTGCCGCTCGCTCATGAGTTAATGATGTCGGCCTGTGGTACAGACCTATTTATGCACGACATTTTGAGTAAAGTAGTTCAAATTTAAAGCGTTATCCCGGATAGCCCTTCTCTGACGAATTTCCTTTCCAGTGCCTCCATAAGTAACTGATGACCGGCTACCTCGCCCATGGCGGCTTACATTTATTATTGAAGGAATTAGACATGTCTAACATGATCAAAGGTCAAGTGAAGTGGTTCAACGAAGCTAAAGGTTTTGGTTTCATCACCCCAGCAGACGGCAGCAAAGACGTATTCGTACACTTCTCTGCTATCCAGGATCAAGGCTTCAAGACCCTGGCTGAAGGCCAGAACGTACAGTTCTCTATCGAGAACGGTGCGAAAGGTCCATCTGCGGCTAACGTTACCGCTATCTAATTGGCGCCTGGCGCTGATTGAAAAAAACCCGCTGCGGCGGGTTTTTTTGTGTCTGAAATTCGGCGGTGCGAAAAAAAGCCCGCAAGTCTGCGGGCAAAAGTTCCTTGTTAAACATTTTTGTATAATTTAACTAATTGATGTTATTAGTTAAATTAATTTTGTGATCCACATTATGACCACTCCTGAGTAAACCGGTGAAGATTGCTCGCTCGCAATTTATTGCCGACGGATTGCGGGATTACTTACTTTTTTTCAAGTTCAGATCCTTCGTTTGCTATTTTGCAAAACTTCTACCTCTGCCAACATCACCCGCAAAGCCGCGCCGTGTCTGGCTTTACCGCGCGTTATCTTCCTTGTACCTCTGCTACGCCTTGCCGCTTAGATCCTCACGGAAAGCAAAACAGATCCTTTTTATTCATTGAGTTAACTTTTCTCCGGTTTGATTCTCGCGCCTCTGCTTTTGCAAATCGTTGAAAATCATTGCAATGCGTGCAACGGCGATCTGCGCGCGAAGCCCCAGGCGTGGCGCGGGCTGGCAATGGCAATTGCGGAAAAGATCCTTTGCAAAAATTTCTCAACACGAAACGGGCAGGCGGGTGCGGTGTAGCGCCGTTTCCGTGGCGCTGCGGCTCCGTGCCGTGGGTTTCCGTGCGCTCTGCGTGACGTCGTGCTGCGTTCTCATTTTCAGCCGATGCGGACGCGCAAAAGCATCAGCGCCCCGTGGTGGGGCGCTGGTTGCGTTTAAATGCGGGTCTGGTTTTGGCTGTGGCTGGGTTAGCCGATGAGGTGACCGTACTTCCCTTTCAGGGCGGTGGCGGTCGAGGACGCTTGCGCTATCTCGCTGGCGTTGGTTGGGGTGCCGGTGTTGCTATGGGTGTGCTCTGCGGTGCGCTGTGCCAGGGTGTCGATCAGGTCGAGGGTTTCCATCAACAGCGTCAACAGGTTTGTGGTGCCGTCGCCGATCGTGGTTTTGCCGGCCTGCAGCTGCAGCGCGGTGGAAATGCTCTGACGCAAACCGGCTATGCGTTCGGTCAGTGCGCCGCCGATATCAACGCTTTTACTTTGGGCTATCTTCTCGTCGGCGGCCTTGGCTGCTGTCTTCAAGTTCGCGCTGGTGCCGACGGTGTAGTCGCCGCGAGCGATATGCGTCATGGCGCCGGCGGTGGTTCTCGCCGTGCCCAGCACGGTCTTGCTGTCGTCGGCCTGGACGGTGATCTCACGATCGATAACCTTACGCGTTTCTCTGTCGGCCTCTACGGTGCGTGATGCTGAGACCTCCCTGATCGCCTGGTCAGTTTCACGGTGCCAGTCGCCCGGCGCTGTTACGCGCTGGAACACCTCAGCGCGCTGCTGCTGTAGCTGCTCGCCCGGCGCGATGGCGGGCAGGCTGGCATTACTGGGCAGCACCTGGCGAATGAAGGGCTTGTCTTGCCTGCCGTCCTGGAATGCCAGCTCTACCAGCGTGCCAGGCGGCGGGTATTGCATGAAGCCGCTTTCGTCGCCGCCCATCGTCACCGGTAGCTGTACTGCAGGATAGGTTGGGGTGCCTTTGCTGTCCTGGCCGTTCTCGTCAAGCAGCTGCACGCCGACGGCATACTTTGGCCGGAATGGGTCGGCAATGTCGCCCAGTTCGGCCGGCTCGCTGTAGTTTTCCACGCGCGCCAGCTTCGGCAAGTGCAGCCCGGCGGCGATCTCAGGGTTTAACTGTTCAAGCTGGCGCTGGAATGCAGGCTTAATTTTGGGCTGGCCGCTGGCGTCAAGCGGTGTCCAGGTTAGCGTCATGTCGCCGTCTTTGATCGCCACGCGGGTGATTCGCTGGCCGTTGACCAAGGCGCCGGGTCGAACCGAAGGGATAAGCGGCACGGTCAACGAGTTACCCGCGCCGGTGCTCGATGCAAACTCGGCCGGGATGTCGACCGGCAAACCAGCAAAGCGCGAATCTTGCCAGCGGCCCAGCCAGACCGAACCGTCAGGCAACTGCTGCCAAATGTAATCATCGATCCCAAATGCGCGGCCCAGGGTGTTCAGCAACTGCCACCCGGTGCCGCTATGGACAAAATGCGGGATCGGTGTGTCGACATAATCCGCGACCGGTAAGACAAATTCTATCCCGCTCGCCTGATTTAGCGCCTGCGTGACCTGGCGCAGCGTTGGGTGCTGCATTGAAAGCGGCCAACGCTTTTCAAATATCCCCGTCATTTCCCGCACGAACAGTCGGCGGAATCCGTTATCTGATACCTGATCGCGCTCAACATACCCGGTAAACCAGCGATACGAATTATCGTTGTACCCCAGATCGAGACGGACGATCGCGCCGGTGGCGTCGCCCTCGATTTTTGCCGTGACAAAACCGCGGCCGGTATCGTTCAGGTCGGTTACCACCTCGTAGGCCGACACGGTGGCATCGACGGCGCCGATTTTTAGCGTAACGACGGGTTTCATAGCGCCCCCAACTGGTCATCAACACGTTTCAAGATTTTTTCAAATCCGGTCAGTTCCTTTTCCTGCTCGTCGGCGTCGTCTGACGGTGCTGTGGCGGTGGTGCCGGCGGCCGTTTGCGTTTTCGTGGTGCTGGCCGGGGCGTTGGCGGCTTTGCGGCCTTTGGCCTTCTCGGCGGTACTGAGTTGTTCCGTCAGCGTAAAACTGACCTGCCAGGCTAATTTGTCGGTCTGTTCAGTGGCTTCAATCGTGCCGGTAAACATGCCTTGTTTCATGTTGATCGCCTGCGCCACCGGGCTGGCGATGCGATAGCGTCGCCCGGCGCCGCCGCTGTCCTTGGCTTCAGCCAGCGCGAATATGCGCGACAGCAGGGCTTTATCCTTGAAGTCGACCAGGCCGGACACGCTCAGCTCTTTGGCCTTGATGCCGTTTTCTGATTGCGTGGTGCTGGATGATTGCCCCGATTTGTCCTTGGTTTCGATGGTCATTTTCGGGGAAACCTTGATGTCCTTGAGCGGGATCCCCTCGCCATCGAGCGCCAGCATGATGATCGTCATGGTTTTACCATCCGTAATAGCTCGCCGACATCGCCCACAAACAGCGCGCCGAGGGTGAAAATCGCGTCAGGTTCAGGGATACCGTTCAGCATGTTGTTAGCGATGTTGGACGGATGCCCCTCATCGGTGAACATCCAGGCGTTAACCCGGCGGCCTTTCAGTTCAGTTAGCGCTTGTTCTGCTGCCTGCTGCGCCTGGCTGGCGGCGTCTTCAAGGCTTTGCAGCGCGCTGTTGATGTCGTCAAATGACAGGCCGGCGGCGGCAGATTCGGCGGCGGCCTGGATGCGCTGGGCATTCTGCGCGGTGCGGGTCGTGCTCAGCGAAAGCGGCGCGGCGTCAGGCAAGCCAATGCCCTGCAGCCCCGGCAGCTGCATTTTACTGACCGCAAGCTCAGCCTGCGCCACGGCTTTACGGGCAGTCTTTTGCAAATCAGGTATCGGCAGCAAGGCCGCAAACCCGGCCAGGTCATCCAGAAAACGGTCGCTTTGCGTGGCGGTGATCAGGAAGCCAACGGCGCCAGGCGTGCCGCCGGCGGCTTTTAACTTACCGGCCAAAAACTTGACGGCGTTCTCCGGGCTGAGGTAATTACCGGATGGTGTCACCTGGCCGGCGCCATACGTCCACGGGTTGACAGTCAGTAAGGAACAACTGATCGGTGCGAAATCATCTGGAAAACCTAACTGCACATATTTCCACATTTTTAATCTTCCGTCGGAGTTGGCGCCCACGTTGGCAACCCGCTTTTGCCTGCAATGCGAGCCATGCCAACGGGTGGCGCACATGCGGCGAACTCGAGATAAACGCTATCGTCGATCGGTTTCCCGTCGCGCGGCCAACTGCCTGCAGCTTGATATATCGCCTTCATTGCTAGCGGATAGAACGCATTATTCTTTGCGCTGTAAACGTAGTTTTTCATCAGTATCCAACAGCCTCCCAGAAGAATTTACATTCCTGTATGCCGTGGTAAATTGTCATATTGCTGTTTGTAAATGAGGCAACAGAAATATTCATGTTACTGGTGCCCGGTACTGCGGCAGGTGTAAAAGAAAACCCCGTTGCAGCATTCGGAAAATTGATCGCAAAGTTGATCGTTAAGAACTTTTCGCTTTTCGAATCTTCAATGTAGCCACCTTGCCTGATCAGACCTGTTACCTTGTCTCGCCACCACCAGATTTGACCCATAGCCCCTTCGGTGGGGGTGTTGTGTGGGCTATATACACGGGCGCCATATTCATAAATTGGTATGTTGTCCGTCGTGTAAAAATTCCCGTTAACGTCAATACCGAATCCACGCCCTGTATCACTGCGTATGACTGAAAGAGAGCCGTCATCATATGCAGCGAGCAAACCGGTCTGAATGCCGTTTTGGTCGCGGAAAACGAAAACGCCGCCTTGTGTGCCAACATCACCCAGAACATTGATCGGGCCGGTGATTGTTCCGCCTGTGCGCGGGAAAAACTTCTGATCGGCTTCGCCCTGGGTGTAGGCGCCGACGTCGTGCGCGTACAACACGTCTTTTGTTGCCAGCTCCCCCAGGCCCAGATTATCGCGCCCGGCGGCGGGGTCGGTCATGTCCGACAGGTTGGCGGCTTTGCGCAGAAACAGCCGGCTGGCTTCCTGCTCGCCTTGAGAGCCTTTTTTGCGCAGGTCGGTCACCGCACCGTCAGCGCCGATACGCGCGATCGCCGTGACGTAATGCCTGAATCCCTGGGCGTCGTTGTAGTCGGCCAGGGTGTCGGCGGCGGTCAGTGCGATGTGTGCCGACCAGCGGCTGGTTGTGGCGCCTTGCCAACTTACATCGGCCCAGACCGTGGTTGTCCATTTGGTAACGTCGATGGGGGTGTCAGTCTCAAGCTCAGCCCGAATACCGCCAACGTAGCCGCTTCCCGCTGTCGCGGTGAACGTGTCGCCGCTGCGAACGACAAGGAAGGCATCGCCGAAGAAGGCGCCTTCGCCGTAGACGTCCCAATTAGCCAGGCGGAGTTGTTCATCCTGGCCGAATATCCGCGCTGAAAAATCGATTTGCCACGTTTGCGGGGTCACGCTGATCTGCGTGGTGCCGGCGGCGCCGTTGAATTCCATCGCCAGCGTGCGGGTCAGGGTGTTTCCCTGTTCCTGGCCGCTGGTTGCGATTTTTCGCTGGGTGCGGGTGTGCACAATCATGCATAGCGTGTTGCTGGCCTGGTCAACCAACCCGATCCAGTTGTAATCAAAATCGCCGACTGAGGTGTCCAGCACCACAGAGAAAACCACCGCGTCAGTGTTGAGCATGCCGTATTGCATGACCGGTGCGGTGTGCACGATGTTGGCCGGCGCCGGCAATGGCTCGTCGCGGCTGATCTCGGCTTCAGGGTCTTGCCCTGGGATATAGGCAAAAACAAACGTATCCGGGCGCGCCGGCAGATTATTGGCCGCCTGGCTTGCCGCCCACTGCTCGTATTTTCTGGTGATAATGGCTGACATTTCGGCCCCTTTCAGTGTGCTGCAGCATCGCCGTGATTGTCTGTGCTCGATACGCTGGCCATAACAGACAAATCCAACTGTGCCGCCTGGTTAAACTGTCAAAATCTCGCCGGCTTCGGTCATGATATACAGCCGGCTTTCGGTGGTAATCGCCGCGTCTTTGCCTGGCCGCGCGGCGATCAGCTGGTGATCGTTATCGAACCAACCGGCACGCATGCCCAGCGGTGCGACGTTAAGCACCTCGAACCGATATCGGCGGCAGGTGCGGCCGTATTTCCTGATGATCTCATTCATCAACGTGGCGTTAGCGGCCAGCTGGTTGTCGTTGATGCGAATAATGATGACGTCCCAATCGACGCCCGGCTGGCGCTCAAGCTGCTGCATGTCGCCGATTTTCAGGCGTTCAAAAATGCGCTTGAAGCCGATAAAGCTGCCGCTGTCCTGCGCGTTAACAAACGCGTGTTTGACGCGCAGCCGGTACAACCACAGCGGCTCACCCTCAAAGCGATCGATATCACGCTGGTATGCCAGCAGGTTCAGGATCTGAACCGTGCAGGTTTCCGGGTCGCCCTGGGCCAGTGGAAACGAGATCCAGCCTTTGACCTTCTCCCAGAAGTTGACGCAGGCGGCCGCCAGTTTCTTCGGCTCGCCTTTGTTCATCCAACTGGGCAGGGTGATCAGCGGTTTATCCATTGGTCAGCACCACATTTAACGAGGCCAGGCGCGGGATCGATAATCCGCTGATGATGTCATCCAGTGAGAAGGTGACCGATTCCAGCGCCGAAAACTGCAGGTGCAACTCTTCAGCCAGGCGCGAGAAGCTAAAGCGGCTGTGCGGCCAGGTTTTGGTTACCGTGTAGGTGGCGTTATCGCGGAAGGCACAGCGGACAAAGTTTTCAATATCCTGTTTCAAGTCCGCCTGTTCGTCGTCGCTCAAGTTCAGCGTGGCGAACATGTACGCGGTGACCGTTAAATCGTGCTGCGTCTCCGGCATGGCAAAACAGCGCATGTCATCGCCGTGCCCGTGGTAGCCCTGCACCATGATGTGATCGTTAACCGCGGCGATGAACGAGTCCGCCGGAATGCCGGTATCAAGCAGCAAATAGGCGTTAGCGGTGCCCGGCCCGCGCGGGGCGTCGTGCTCGAAATACACGCGATCGGTGCTCAACCCGGCGACGCTGGCTATCATGCTGCGATAGACCGCATCGATATGGTATGAGCCGACGAGGTTGTATTGATTTCGGCAGCGGTCGCGCAGCTCGTCATCTGACTCGCGATCGGCGCCGGGCTGCGTCAGCCAGTCGTCGAGGTTCTCAACACGCGCAATACCGGGAATGTCCGTCGGCAGTATGCGGAAGTAGCCCGGCGCGAGATTGTAGGCGGTGCCGCTTTGTTCGGCTTTTACGGCAATTGCCTGGCTGGCCGTTCCCGCGGGGATCACCACCTCCGCAACGGTCATCACGCGATAAACCTTATCGTCGATGCGCTCCGTTTGGATCACGGTGCCGGCGGGGATGGTGATCAACAGTGTCGGGTCAGCCTTGAAGAAAGTGATCGCGCCCTGGGTGAAGGTTGGGTCTTTACGCGACAGGTTGACCGCCCAGGCTAACAAGTCCAGATAAGCCCCTGAAGCGGTGGCGAGATACATGTTTGCCATCACGACGTTAACGAGGATGTCTTTCAGCCAGATCACAGGCTTGGTCACGATAGCCGTTATCAGGCGCCAGAAAGGCGACATTTTCGAGGTGTTGGTGATCAAGCCCTCGGCGTCGACCACCTTCTGAAACTCGGCTTTTACCTCGGCTTCCGTGGTCGGCATGCCGCCGGCGCGCAGTGCGGCCTCAAAATCAACGGCTGGTTTATTGGTCATAGGTCACCCCGGTGTTGAGCGGGCCAAAATCATAGGTGTCGGCGGTGATCAGCAGGCGGCCGCGGGTTTCCTCAGCTACAAAGATGGTGCTGGGAACCAGCCTCACGTCATCCTCGACCAGCAACGTAATTTGCAAGAGGATGTCAGCGCGCAGCGTCGGGCTGCGCTCGGCGACCAGCAACGTGGCGAGGCCGCTTTCCATGATCGCGTGTTTGATGTCCTGGCCGATACTGACCAGGTTGTCGCACAGCACCGGCTCAAAGCCGGCATTCAGCGTAAAATCGCGGTCGGTGATCAGCAGGTCGATATACAGTTTTTCGTCAGCCATGCCCGTATAGCTCCATGTTTTCTTGCAGCTGCTGCGGGGTTAACGGCTGCATCACGTTATATTGCACGGTGCCGATCGTCTGGGTTCTGGCGCTGCTGCTGTTGTTGGTTGACTGGCTCACCTGGCCCATGATGCCGCCGCGCCCGGTTGAAACGGTATTCGCGCCGGTCAGCAGCGGAGCGCTGCCGGGTTGGCTTCCGGCTGGGGTCGCTTCTGGCGCCACGCTTTTCATCTCGATGTCGATGCCGGGGATCATGTTCAGTTTTTCCACGATCCAGTTGTAGGTTTGCGCGAAGCTGTTTTTCAGGTAGTCCCACAGTCCCTTGAAGACGTCGATGATGGTGTTTTTAAAGTCGGTGAACGCCTGCACGGGCGACAGGCCGGTGAAGAAGTTGACCACGTCCTGCCAGCCCGCCTTAATCATCGCCCAGGTGACGCGGAAAATGGCGCCGACCACCATCACGATCCCCATCAACCACTGAAAAGCGGCGGTGTCCATGATGGCGGCTTTCAGTTCATCCCAATAAGCGATCAGCGCCCATACGCCGACGGCCAGCAGGGCGATAGCCCCGATGATTAACAATAGCGGCCATGACATGAAGTTGACCGCAAGGCCAGTGAGGAAGAACGCCAGACGCAGCGCCAAGAGAACCGGGCGCAACAGCTTCAGCAAGATCATGAAGCCGCCCCAGGCGACGCGGGCGATGCCGATCATCATGGTTGCCAACGCTCCGACGGCGGTCAGACTCAGGATCGCCAGGGTGATATAGCCGAGCCAGCGCGCGATGTTGGGGAACATTTTCATCCATTTGGCGAATTGCATACCGGCGGCCGCCACCTTTTGCAGCAGCGGATCGAGGACGGGCAACAGCGTGCGGCCGATGATGATGCGTGAACCTTCCCAGATAGCGGCCAGGCGTTCCCAAATATCTACCATCGACTTTGCCATTTTCTCGGCATTCTTCATGCCGGTAATACGGCCGAGCGAATCGATGTTTTCTTTGAGTCCCGCGGTGTTTGTCGCCAACAGCTTCACCATCGCGACGGCCTCATCACTCCCAAAGGCTTTTTTAATCAGATCAGAGTCGGCAACTTTCGACAGGTCACCATATTTTTTCTGGATCAGCCCCATGATCTGGACAACGCTTTTCATCGAGCCATCGGTGTTAGTGAACGACAGGCCAAGGGCTTTTTGCGCGTTACCCACACCGGCTAAGAAGGCTTTGTATTTGGTGCCGGCTTCGCTGCCGCTCATGGTGGCTTGCAGCATGCCGAGCACGGCCATTTGCTCCGCGATGTCGATTTTGCTTGAGGTTGCCGCGGCGCCGAGCGTAGTAAACGCGGCGGACATATCGTTACCGGAGGTTTTAAAAACGCGCACTGCTTCAGCGGTCTGACCGGCGATTTGTTTTACCCAGTTTGACCGGCCCATCGCGTCGGCAGTGTTCTGGAAAATACCGTACATGGTGCCCATGTACTTCGTGATAACGGCGGTGTCTGCTTTGGTGGCTTTAGCCAATACGCCCGAAGCGACGGTGAAATCGCTAAGCTCGTTGCCCTGCAGGCCGGCGATCGCTGATTGAATATCGTAAGAGGAGCGCACGACATCGGCGGCGCTTCCACCGTATTGCATGGAGAACATCAGCGCGGCGTCTGACAGATTGGACAAAGCTTTCTCGGCAACGCCCAGGGATCGAACCTCGCCAAGTGCGCGGTTCATGTCGTAGGCCGGGCCCAGAAATCCCTTAATTGCTTGTCCGGCTCCCCACAACCCCACGGCGCCAGCTCCGACTTGATGCAGTCCATTTTTTGTCTGGTTGGCAAAGCGGTTTAACCCGGCCCCGGCTTGTTTTAGCGGCTGGGTGAACTTGTCGACCAGCGATAGCATCACTTCCAGCTGTTTCATCACGCACCCTTGAACGCCTTGGCGATGCCGTTATTCACCGCGATCGCCATGTTTTGCCAATATCGATTGTCTAGCCACAGTGCGCGGGCGAGCGATTCGTCATCGTCAGGCTCGCCCGGCAGGTATCGCCGGCGCAGGGTTAGCAGCTGTTCCAGCTGGTTGTCGTCGATCGCCTGCGCGCGGCGCGCTAGTTTTTTACTTCAAATTCCAGCTCTGGCGAGTAAATCTCGTTGACCTTGCCGGCCAGTTTTACCGCGCCGCCTGGCAGGGCGAGGATCTTGTCCAGCGCGTCTTTGCTGTCAGGGTGAACGATGCGGCGCAGGAAGTTGGACGCCGGCGCGACTTTGTTGTCGGTCGACATCTCGTTAATAAATTTGTTGAAGGCGATGACATTCGGCTCGAATACCAGATCCAGACCGTTGACTTTAATCTCGATTTTTACTTTATCGCTCATGGGGTGATCCTTTTTCTCTCTGCTCTATTTCAGCGGCCAGCTGGTTATGTCTGGCCGCGCACGGTGGGTAAATCTTGCGGTACTCTTCCAGCGCCGCGGCGAACGCTTCGCCGGTGTTACCGCTTAGCCTCGGCAGCGTTTCCGGGCAGCGGGCCAACAAATTGGCCTGATAGGGCACGCTCGGCGCGGTCGGTGGCGGCGTTGAACAGCCGGACATACTCAGCAGTAGCGCACACGTTGCTGAAAATCGGCTTAACCACTTCGGTGCGAATAACCCGTTCGGTGTGCGTTTCATTTGCGCTTAGCTCCGCTAATTTGCTTTCCAGCAGCCTGGCCGACTCGCCCGCCATCTGTTCGGTATACCGGCGCGATTTCTCGGCGCCGGCGGTGGCGGCCCGCTCAATGATCAGCTGCTGGCTGTCGCTGTACAGCCCGGCAGTGAACCAGCCCGCCAAAAATACGGCGGCCAGCAGGATGAACGGCTTCGCCTGGATCATCAGCGCACGCCTTCATGCTCAAGGCTGAAGTGATTGCCGTCCGGCCGGTCGCGGAAACGCCCGCCCCAGCTGCCGCCGATGCTCTCCCAGTATTCCCCCAGGGGCAGGTATGCCGCGCTGTTGGTTTGGTACTGGCCGTTGATGAACAGATTCAGGTCGACGGCCAGGCGCTTGGTGTGCAGGCTGTTGCTGATACCGCTGCCTTTTTTGGCGTTGAGCGCGGCTTGTTCCGGCGTGCGGTATGCTTCACCGAACGTCAGGCGATAGCCTTTCTCATCGGCCCATAAAATCAGCTGGGCGATCAGCTTGGTAAACAGCTGCTGCTTTTCACTTAACGTCATTGTTTTCCCCTTGTACCCACTTGTTGCCGCGGCGGCGTAGCCAGCGTTCAACGAATTGATAACCGGCAATCCCCAGGGCGCACCCGATGCCATTGATAGCCACCGGGGACAGGTCAGGGAACTGCACCAACGCGACGCCGGCCACCATCGAGACAGCAGATCCCAGGATGATGCGGCCAATCATCAGCCGCGGGGTGATCGGGTCTTTGCTGTTCAACACCTGCCCCAGGGCGATAACGGCGCCGATGGCGGCCAGGGTCAGGATTTTCTTTTCATGGTCTTGCATGCCGTCCCCTTAGCCCAACAGATCGCGCGTATCGTCAGCGGACAGATACGGAATGCCGTTGATATGTACAAAGTTCGGCGACGTCACGATGTACTTGATTTTGTGCTTACTTTTGTCCGCGCTGGTCGGGTCGATGTTCAGCAGATCGGAGATCATGATCTTGCAGCCGAACGCCTCGACCTTCATTTCCTCGTCGCCGGCCTTGGCGTAGAACAGGAAATCTTTCGGCGGAATGCCGCGCCAGCTGCCGGCACTGCGTGCGGCGTTCTGGGCAACGATCAGGTTTTTGCTGTCCAGCTCGATCTCGCCGTCCGCCTCGACATCGCCGTCGGTGTACCCGTCCGGCACGCCGCGGGTTTTGGTTACGGCGGTGTTGTCGGTGATATTCAGCGAGATGCTTTCGGCATGGATGGCGGCGCCTTCCATATCGAAATCAAAGCTCATGCCTGAAATACGTTTACTCATGGGTCGTTACTCCGTCAGGCTGGTGTCGAGCAGGATGCCGATCGAAATCTCTTTCGGGCTGGCATACGGCCGCGCGGTCATGAAAATTTGCACCTTGGTGCTGTTCAGCCAGGTGATCGTTACGTCGCCGTCTTTTGGCGGTTTCACCTCGCCGGGGAACGTCACCCCGTTAATCTGGGATGAAATCGCCATTTCTCGCATCGGCTTGCTGAAATAGGTTTCATGCGCGGCGATGCTGCTGTCCGACGAGTTCAGCGACCGATCGGCGATTTTCGGGATAGCCAGCAGGCGAACCCGGCGCGCCGCTTTATCTACCGTGCGCAGGTACTCGATCACCGAGTAATCGCCGCCGGCAACTTCCAGCGTGCGGCCATCCGACCAGTACAGGCCCGCGTAGTCGACATACCACATCGGCACGCTGTAGCGGTTGGCGTTCAGCGCCTGCAGCACAGACAGATCCAGCGGTACGTCGGCGCTGTCTGTTGGCAACTCGTCGCGCCCCAGATCGATAAGCGCGCCCGTGCGAACGCGGGCCGGACTGTCGGCGATGGTTACAGAACGGTTGCACAGGCGGCCGGCCAGGACGCCCGGTTCATTCCCCCACAGGCGCGGCACAAGTTGCACGCTGGGGCCGGCGATGTCTTTTTGCAGGGCCGCCAGGCGGGTGCCGTATTGCGCCCACGTCTCGGCCTCGCCGGGGCCGCCCACGGACAAAATCGCCCACAGCCAGCGGCTGTTTTGCGCAATGAGATCGGCGCGCAGGGTGATCGCCGCGTTGATGTCCGCCTTGTCGGCAATGTCCATGCACAGGACAAACCCCTCCACTGAGGCGGTTTGCTGGGCGCTTTTGACGGCGGCCACCCAGTCGGCGGTTTTGGCATCTGCGGCCAGGATGGCGACATAGGCAAACCAGTTATTGCCGGCGTTCCGGCGGGCGGCTGCGATGTTGCTTTTCAGCACGCTGTCGGCGGCGCCCAGCACGGTGTCCAGATTGGTGTTGCTGTTCAGCGGTTGCAGCGTGCCGGCATTGGTGGCGCCGATGCCGACAAACAGGACAACCCGCTCGATTTCGGTCGGCGTGCCCTGGTACTGGTTCAGCTGGTTAATATCTACACTCGGCCAGGTCATAGTTTCCCCTTGATATCCTGTGCTTTGACTTCCCAGCCGAACCCGATGCCTTGCAGCTGGCGGGCCAGGATCACGTTAAATTCATCGTCACTTACGCCGAGGAAGGCGCGGGCGGGTAGGTCAATCGTCCACGTTTGCTTGCTCGGTTTGCGCGCCAGCTTCTTAATCAGAAAACCGGCTTTTTTCATCGACAGCTCTGCGGTGATGTAACTCACTGCCGGCTTGACGTACTTCCCGTTCCACCACACCTTGTAACCCAGATCGCGCAAGCGCTTGGCCTGCCGCCGGGTTGCCGGTTTGCCTTCCTGGCTCGGCTGGCCCTGGTAGCTGCTCGCCCTGGCGGTTATCTGTGCGCCTTCGTGGTGAATGGCACCGATCGTCCCTGCCGGCATACGCTTCGAACCACTGCGATAATTGCCGCCCTGCAGGTAGATGCGCACCGCTTCGATCTCCGGCATTTCCCGCACCTTCAGCAGCTTCGGCAGCTGGCGCAACATCTTGCGCCGCCCGCGTTTGCGTGGCGCCCAGGGCGTGCCGTCAGGCGCCTGTTGTTTGCGGGCATTGCGTTTTGATGCCGTGATGATCCCGCGTTTGGCGATGCGCCATAGCAGCCGCTGGCGCTTCGCTCTGGGCATCTCGTTGTCTTTCAGCGCCTGCTTTAGCGCGCGCAGCTGGTTTCTATTCAGCTCGCCATCAACGATCGTCGCCATCTTTCACCGGCGCGCCGGTGGCGTCCGCTCCGAAAATCACCGCCTCTTGCGCGTGGTCGTAAACCGCATCGACCACGCCCCACGCTTGCCCGTCCAGAGGGATCTCGCCGTCCTTGTTGGGCAACAGGACAATCTCATCCACCAACGGGATGGTGATCGTAACCAGGGCCGACTCTTCGTCGTACAGCTCGATGTCGACATCCGGATCGCTCAGGTTCAGATCGCTGCGGGCCTCGTTGGCGCCTTCCATCAGCCAGGACAGCACCAGGGCGAACAGCACGGCCGGATCTAACTCGCGGTACGGATACTTGTCCCACTCCAGCACGCCGTCATAGGTGGTTATCCCGATCCGCCGCTGGCCTTTACCGAGGTCTTTCAGCGCTGGCGTTAGCTTCTGGTTGTCCATCCAACTGGCGAAGGTCGGCACCCGTTGCGGCAGGTGCGCGGTCATGAACGCCGTCAATTGCGATAACTGGCTCATGACAAGGAAACCGTCGCGCGCCCCAATCCCAGGATCGCGCGCACCGCCTGGCTGGCCTCGGCCAGCAACCCGCTACGGGTAAAGGATTCGGCGGCATCGCTGCCGGTTCCTTCCGGCGCGGTGGCCTTGCTTACGCGGCTGACGCTGGTCACTTCGCCGATCAGATCGGCCTTTGCCAGCGCATAGACCGCTTTTTTATATTGCGCTGTCGTCTGGTTCTCACTGCCAGCGCGGGCGCCCGGCAGATCCTTCGCGGCGGTGAAGCCTTCATCCCGTTTTGTTGCCTCGAAATTGCGCAGGCGGCGGTTGATGTCACCGATCGCAGTGAGCAGCGCTTGAATAGCGGTATCCCCCTGCAGCTGCGGCGGCACTTTCCGCTGCAGCTGGAACTCGCCCAGGTTCAGATCCGGCCAGAAACTGCCCGGCTCCTGTGCGATGGTTTCGTCCTGATAGTCCAGGCTCTTACCGCTGAAACTGAGAGAACTCACAGCGCACCCCCTGTTAAAGAAGCGGACTGACCAGCATCCACGGCGTGATTAGCCAAATCGGCGTCACCCTCCGCTGCGTCCGCTCCGCCGTGCGGCAGTCGTTTGTTCAGCGCACGAATGCGCATCTCAATTTTTTCACGCAACGTCTTCACCCCCACGGGGGCGTGATAGGCATGCGCTTGCGCCAGCAGTTCTTCGGCGGCCTGCAGGATGTTGACGTCCTCGACAGCTGACGGCAGCGGCCGGCCGTTGCTGTCACGCAGCAGCAGCAGGGCGGCGAACTTGAACCACTTCGCGTTAATTTCTTCATGCAGTCGCCATTTCTCGCGCACGTTTGCAAAGGTGCGCGAGAAATACGGCTCAACGCTGTGACCGGCTTCGGCTTCACTTTCTGCCCAGGCCAGCACGGTGTCGGCGACAAAGGCCGAAAATGTGCGTTTGACGTTGTCCGGCGTGGGCTGGTGCTGCTCGATGGCGATGTCGGCCCAGTCCAGCGCCTGATCAAACTCGCCGATGTCGAACAGCCAGATCACGCAGTACGAAAACACCATGTTGGTGTAATGCTCGCCGCTGCTCAGATAGCGCTCGACGGTCGGCGCCCATTTAGGCAGCAGCTTGCGGCGCTTCATGTCTACCCGGTCGCGGATTGTCGGCAGCTGGCGCAGGCGCTCGACATCAAGCTGCAGCTCGCGCAACTGGATGTGCAGGCTGTCAGGGTTGGCGCTCAGCGCCTGCCCCAGGCTTAGCGTTTGCTGTGCGGCAATCCGGGCGTTATGCCGCAGACCGGGCGACATGCTCATCGTTAGCCCTCAGCCGGCGGCGTGACGGCTTCTTCGCCCACGATGGTGACGGCTGACTCATCGATCGCGCCGTACAACTCGCGATAGCCCAGCGCGTAACCTTCGTTGCGCAGGTATTTGTTTTCGTACTGCGCGCGGTCTTCAACAAACTCAACCTTGCGCTGACGGGTGTTGCGTTGGGTCAGCACCTGCAGGTTGGCCGGAATGGTGACCGCTAAGCGCTTGCCAGGCATAAACGGCGGGATGGTAGAGCGGCGCCCGGCGACAGAATCGGCCAGCAGCTGCGCGGCGATTTTCTCGGTCGGCTTGTCGACCTTGCCATACAGGCGGAATTGCTCAGCAGCCACCAGGTCAGCACCAACCATGATCGTAAGGCGTGGGTCATTACGGAATTCCTGCGGGATCTTGGTGTTGATGATGTCGGCCGCGGCGGCGTCCAGTGATTTGTAATCGCCGCTCGGCCCGATGGTGACCGGGTCAGTGATGATCTGAGAACCGCCGTTGAACTCTTTGGCAAGCTGGTGCCAGCCTTTGTTAACGTCCTGGCCCAGTGGGTTAGCATCCGGATCGGAGGTCGCGGCTACGCTGATACCGTTGAAGCCAATACGCAGGATGTCGAGGGCAAAGGCCTGCATGGTGAACGCGTTCACAAGCGTCATGAACTCGTTGACGTCGCCGCTGTTGGCCCAGTTCGACAGGGTTTCCCAGTCCAGATCGACCGCGGAGTCGGTTTTCGCCAGGGTGTAAACGTTGCCGCTTACGCCAATGTTGCGATGGAATCGCCCGGTTGCGGAGCGGCCGGTATGCAGACGCGACGCGCCCACATCAACCACTTGGCCGCTCATCTGATCCACGTCCTTCATGGTGATGAACTGCAGGAAGTCGAGCGACTCCTGCAGCGTTTTGCGGATGGCGGTTTCCATCGGCGGCGTGACCGCGTAATACTTGGTGCGGTCGGAGTTTTCCGGTTGACCGAGATTTTTAAACAGCGTGCTGAAATAAGCGTCCATCGCCTTGCGGGCGCTATCGCTCAACACGGAGACTTGTTGCGACATAATCTATTTCCTTCTTCCCGCCGCCGTCGGCAGCTTTATGAGTTGATGCGATAAGCGATTAGCAAATCATTGAGGCGGTGGTTTTCTCTTTTTCGCCTGGGTTCGGGTCTGGCACTTTGCTGAACGTTTCATCCAGCTTTTTAAATTTCGGCAGCAAATCAGGCAGGGCAGTAAACAATTCTTTAACCTGCTCTTTGGCCTTTTCGGTATTAAACAGCTGAGTGATTTCGGTGATTTGCTCTTTGATATCGCCGACGGTCTTTTCCAATTGGGCGATCTTTTCTTTGTCACCGCTCAGAGTGTTATATTTTTGCTCCAGATCCACCACGGCTTGCGCCATGCCTTTCATCGCTTCGGTGAATTCTTTATTGTCTTGCGGCGCAGCAGGCGGAGGAGTTGCCGGCTCTTGTGGTTTTGCACCAAAAATACTTTGCCAAAGCGGTTTCTTTTCGTCAGACATATCTTTATCTCCCGGCCGTTTTGTGACCATATCGATTACAAACGGCACCGGAGCACCGTAGATTGCGTTGTTTTGTTCAGCAGCGAACCGCATACGGTCAGTGCCAATACTGGCCGGGGTGTTCGTCACGCCCAGCCCTTTCAGGTAGGTCTTGCCTGAACCACGGAAGTTCTCGACCGGCTCGATTGACGCAAACAGCAATTGATTGCGGCGGTTCGAGTAAATCAGGTCATCGGTTGGGCACAGGCGGGCATACAGTTTTGTCAGCCCGGCGTCGGTGGCTTCCGCTTTCAGTTCCAGCACTTCACCGGAATTCCCCCAGTAGCGTTCATGCTCAGGCCAGATTAATGCGGTATACAATGCCGGATCATAAGTCTCGGCCATTTCGGTTAGCCATGACGCTGGGATCTCGCGACCGTCGACGGTCTCGCCTTCGGTTGCAATGCAAATCCAGTCAGTCATTAATTGCGATGATTTGCCGCTCATGGAGTAAATCCCGGTTAAATATTTGCGCTCTAATAAAGTGATTTTGAGTATTGCGAATATTTTTTCATGCTGCGAATGGTTTTATTCTGATAATTTCGGATATAACCCGTTAGCCGAATTCAGCCGATTATTAATTATCACTGCGCCATAATTTGCCCGGCATAATGCAACTATGGCTATATACCCTGACTCGATTAAAAAGGTGGCTCGTTCGCTTTATTTAAAAAGCTGGACGCCGAAAGAGATCGCCGCCGAATTGAAATTAACATCTGCCCGCATTGTTTATCATTGGGCGGAGAGATACGGCTGGAACCAATTATTAGTTGAGGAAACCGTCGAGGATTGCATTCAGCGCCGGATCAGGACACTGACACACCGCGATAAAAAAAACGATCTGGAGATGCAGGAACTTGACCGGCTGATAGAGCATCACGTCAAGTTAATTGCTCAGCGAAACAAGCACGCGGAAAAATTGGCGGCCGCGCAAGCAGCTGCGGCGCCAGGTGACGGCGGGGCAGTCGGGTTTATGGCGGCAGGCGAAGACGCGCCAGCGCAGCGCAAGGGCCGCCGGCAAAAGAATGACGTCAGCACGATGACGAAAGAGCGTTTCGACGAGTTCGCCGAGACGGGCCTTTTTAGCTACCAAAAAACGTTGCGGGCCAACAAAGATCACTCAATCCGCAATTTGCTCAAATCCCGCCAGATCGGCGCGACCTGGTATTTTTCATGGGAAGCCCTGGAAGATGCCGCGCTGACCGGCGACAACCAGATTTTTGTTTCTGCATCGCGGCGCCAGGCTGAAATCTTCCGGCGCTACATCGTCAAGTTTGCCCGCGAAATGTTCGGCGTCACGCTGACCGGCAACCCGATCACGCTCAGCAACGGCGCCAACCTGATTTTCCTGTCGACAAACAAGAACACCGCACAGGGCGAGACGGGGCATTTTTATTGCGATGAATATTTCTGGGTGCCGAAATTCCAGGTGTTCAAGGACGTCACCAGCGCGATCGCCACGCACGACAAATGGCGCCGGACGTTCTTCTCAACGCCGAGCGCGAAAACCCATGACGGTTACCCGTTCTGGACGGGCGATGAGTGGAAAGGTAGCGACAAAAAACGCCAGGCGCTGAAGTTCCCCGACTTCGACGAACTGCGCGACGGTGGGCGCCTGTGCCCTGATGGGCAATGGCGCTACGTCGTGACGCTGGTCGATGCCTGCGCGGGCGGTCTGGATAAATACGTCACCGTCGATCGGGTGCGCGGCGAGCACAGCGTCGATGCCTTCAACCTGCTTTACATGTGCATTTTTGTGGACAGCGGCGACAGCGTCTTCAAGTTCGACCAGCTATCGCGCTGCGAGGTTGACCCGGCGACGTGGCAGGACTTCGACCCCAAAGCGAAACGCCCCTTTGGCGAGCGTGAAGTGTGGGGCGGCTTTGACCCGGCGCGCAGCGGCGACACGTCCACCTTTGTGGTTATCGCGCCGCCGCTGTATGACGGCGAGCGCTTCCGCGTGCTGGAAACCCACCACTGGCAGGGTTACAGCTTCAAGTACCAGGCCGAGCAGATCAAAAAAATCATGCAGCGCTACCGGATGACCTACATCGGGATCGATGTGACCGGCATCGGGCGCGGCGTCTATGAGCGCGTGCAGTCCTTCGCCCCGCGTGAAGTGCGCGACATTCATTACAGCCTCGAAACGAAAACCCGCCTGGTACTGAAAATGGTCGACCTGGTGGAAGGTGACCGCATCGAATGGGATGCCGAAAAGCGCGGCATCGCCGGCAGCTTCCTGGCTATTCGAAAGACCGTGACCGGCAGCGGCAACGCGATCACGTTTGTGGCAGAGCGCAGTGCCGAAACCGGCCACGCCGATGTTTTCTTCGCTATATCCCACGCAGCGATTAACGAACCCCTCAACTTTGACACCCGGCGTAAATCTACCTGGGCATTTTCACAGGCGGCCGCATGAGCAGAAAGAACAAAAAACCAGCCCAGAAACCGGCCCAGCCGGCGAAAGCCTTCTCGGCAGGGTTACCCATTCCCGGCGATCGCAGCACGATATTCATCGGGCCGCCCGAACTGGTGCTGACCAGCGGCACTGATTACCAGGATGTCTGGTATGACAACGATTACGACCACTGGACTCCACCGATCAGCCGCCTGGCGCTGGCGCGCCTGCCGAACGCCAACGCGCAGCACGACGGCATCCTTTATGCGCGCAAAAACATGATTGCGTCGAGCTATACCGGCGGCGGACTGACGCGCGAACAGATCGGCGCAATGGCGTTCGATTATCTGCTGTTCGGCGACCTGCCGTTACTGAAGGTGCGCAACGGCTGGGGCCAGGTGGTGCGCCTGCAGCCGCTGCCGTCGATGTATATGCGCATCCGCCGCAGCGGTGAATTCGTCATCTTGCAAAAGGGTGAGCCGCTGGTTTACGCCCCCGACGACATCATCTTTTTCCGCCAATACGATCCGCAGCAGCAAATTTACGGGCTGCCCGACTATATCGGCGGCATCAATAGTGCGCTGCTGAACAGCGAGGCGACCATCTTCAGGCGCCGCTATTACAACAACGGCGCGCACATGGGCGGCATTCTCTACACCACCGATCCGAACCTTTCGGAAGAAGTGGAAGCCGAGATCAAAAAGAAAATTGAAGGCACCAAGGGGCTGGGCAACTTCCGCAACATGTTTATCAACATCCCCGGCGGCGATAAAGAAGGGGTGAAGTTTATCCCGGTGGGCGATATCAGCGCCAAAGACGAATTCTCCAACGTCAAAAATATCAGCGCCCAGGACGTGCTTACCGCGCATCGATTCCCGGCCGGGTTGGCCGGCATCATACCGCTAAACACCGCCGGCCATGGCGATCCGATCAAGGCGCGGGGCACCTATCGGCAGGATGAATCCATTCCCGTTCAGAAGATGTTTGCTGAACGCGTCGCCGCCGATCCTGAAGTTCCGTCCCATCTGTATCTCAATTTCGATTACTCAACACCTGCAGGGGAATAATAATGACTGACGAGTTGACGCAAACAACGCGCGTTTCCGACTTGGGCATGGCTGGGGCGCTTCAGGATAACGACCTGATTCTGTTAACTGTCCAGCGCGGTGAAGCTTTCGAGTCGCAAAGCATATCCGTACTGGATTTAAAGCGCATGCTGCATATCGCGACACAAGAAACATTTTATTCTGACGGGCATTTTGCTGCGCGTTCTATGGATGGGGAAAACGGTTTTGTGCTGGACGCTGACTTCGGCGCCTGGTTTGCCGGACTGCCGCGCCCGCTACAAGAATATTTAACGGGCACAATGCCGAGCAGCGAGGGCAATCAGTACCCCGATTATCATGAGGTTTTTCTCTCTGCAGACAAAAAGGCATTGCGGCTCACTGATGACAATGGCGGCCTATGGCTGTGCGGCATTGATGAGGCTATCCAGAATAGGCTTGACGGCCTGCTATCGTCGAGTGTCAGCAAAGGGATTTCAGGCTGGCAATGGCTGGCGCTCAGTAAAAACCGTAAGGGATTGTTTGGTACTGACGATAACGGCGGCTTCCACGTTCCGGGCATCACTGGCCCGATTCAGGATCTGTTATTGGCGCTGAGCGGCGGCAGCGGGCCGAACGTGAAACCCGAGGCCGGCACCTATGTGTTGATGTGGGGGGATCGTAAAATCTGGGGAGATCGCCCCGTACTTGGCACAGAGAAAATCACTGATACCGGTGCATTGTTGCGTTACCTGCCCGGCGGTGAGGCTACAAGCGGCACCGGTGTTGTTTTCCATCGTGGCGGCCGGGAGATGCCGATCGAGGCCTCCGCATTTCGCATTATCGCGTTTATGGGCCAATCGTTGATGATTGCATCCGATGCCGGCAACATTCCCAATCCTGGCAGCTATAACAAGGTGAATCGCGATCCGGCGTTGCGTGGTCGAGCCATTACCGTTAACGGCGGTAAGCCGGAATTTTCCGGGGATGCTGACACCATTATCAGCGACGACAATCTGGATAAGTTGGCTGACATGGTCAACGCGAACTATCGGCAGGGGCAGGTGATACCACTGACCAATCGCCTGATTTATGACTGCGATGCGGCAGGCCTGGCACCGTCAATTTTCTATTCCGCAAACAGCGCCAGCGGCGGTAAATCCTTCGCTCAAATCTGGAAAGGTACAGTCCCTTACACCAACGGTCTGCGCCTGGTGCAACGCGGGGCGGACATCGCCGCGGGTATCGGCAAGCCCTGCAGTGTCGATTTCGTTTTATTTGCACATGGACAAACGGACAACGGGAACGGCACCAATACCTCCCCCGGCGCCTATGCCAGCCGCATGACGCAGCACTTTGCGAATGTGACCGCTGATTATACGGCGATCACCCATCAAACCACCGGGCCGCTGTTTGTTATCGACCAATGCGGCAGCAGGATCAGCACAGAGCGCGGCGAAGTCGACGAAGAAGGCAACGTAACCGATCCTGAGATTTTATTTAACTTCTCTATCTCTGCCACAGACCAGTGGGATTACGTCAAGGCTAACCCTGAAACCGCCTTGATGAATGCGTCGGAATGGCCGCTTAATTGGCAACTTTCTGACGGCTCGTTATCGCACATAAATAACTGGGGCAAAGTGATCCAGGGTGAATACATGGAGCAGGCGTTATTTTGGCATTACGACCCCGCGCAGACCTCGCCCTGGTTGCCGACACACGTCAAATCTATCTCACTGCAAGGCACGACACTGATCACCCAGTGGCACACGCCGCGGGGCGGGTTGGTGCGCGATGTCGCCACGTTCGGCGATTGCCCAAATGACAGCTTTTCCCTGCAGCTGGCCAGCGCCAACATTTTGCAGGTCACGCAGGAGGGCAACACGGTTTCAATCGAGTTGGATGCCGTTCCGTCCACAGATGACGCCTTGCTCATTGGTTTCACCAACACCACTCCGGCGCCAAACGGTCATATTTATCCGATGGTGCCTTATCGAGATTCTTCAACGCTGACATCTCGCTGGTATAAGCCGGACGGGGTAAATTTCTATCCGCTCTACAACTGGGGGATTTTACAGCGCATCCCCTTGGAGGATTTATAATGCACGGCATCAACTCAGGTAAAAATTATTATGGTTACCGCGATCCGGTTCCTTTCACTATCTGGACGCCGGAAAGTTTGTTCGCGGCACATAAGGCAAGGGTGACTGCCGGCGGCGGCATCATTCCAGACGAAGCCGGTTGCCTGGCTCGCTTCAGATTTATTGTTGATAACGGATTGCTCGACCGGATCGTAACCTGGATAAATCCGGCGTTTGGCGTGAAGAAAAATGCGAGCAACCAGATTGAAAAACTCTTTGCGCTGCGCGGTAGCGATTTTACCGCGCAGATGCAGAAGTCCGGCGCCGCGGTTCTTTATGATGACAGCGGGGCGGCGCCGGCGGCAGTGGTGAAAATCACCTCTGCAGGCGGAGGCTATCTGGTTTCAGAAAACGTGACCGTCCAGCGTGGTGACGCCTATCTCATCGGCGCTAAATTGTCTGACAAGAATCGCGCCGATGTCCTGGGGCTGACCGTTGGGCAAAGCCTGAATAATCTGCCGATGGCTTACGCGCGAACCATGATCCAGAATCAGCAAGCCATTACCGAGGCCTGGCGCTATGGTACGCGCGACAGCGATTGGAAAAACGGCAATCCGACAGGTGGCCCGGTGGGGGCAGCGCGCATGCCTTATGATGACTATATCCCGTCCGCCGGCTTGTTCGATGTCGTTCACGGCAAGGTTGATGGTTATGAGAGCGGCAAGCTGGTGAATTCGGCGGTTTCAACTACCGGCAAACTGGCTGATTTATCTGCGCAATCGGCCCCGATTTATGTCGGCGGTGGTTTTGCCGGAGGTGAGGTCGGCGCATGCTATGGCACCTTGCGCGAGGCTGTTTTCCTGCACACCGCAACCAAGGCCGAAGCCAGCCTTATCTCGCGACTTTAACTACTGACGCCACCCCCCGAAACGGCTAAAATATAACAAACAGCTGTTTCGGGGGTTCTATGTCACGCAATCTGAAAGTCATCTGCACCGAGTGCAACGCGCCGGCGATCATCAGTAAAACCAACCGGAAAACGGCCCAGTTTGCCGATCTTTACTGTCAGTGCACCGATGTGGAATGCGGTCACACTTTCGTGATGAATATGACGTTTTCGCACACCCTCAGCCCCAGCGCGCGAAGCGGGCGCGGCCTGGTCAAATCGCTGCTCAGTTTGCTGCGACCGGAAGATAAACAGATCGCCCTCGACTTGCTGCAGGGCCAGCCAGGATAAAAAGAAACCCGCCAAACGGCGGGTTTCTTTTAATTCTTGTCAAACATCAATGGATTTGGAGGTAACGTAGTTTTTTCCGGATCTCTACCAATAAGAACAGCCTCATCAAATGTTTTAGCATCTTGGTGTTTTCGAGGCACCATTCGTAATGGGTTTTCAGTTGGAATTTGATATCCAGTATCTTCTATCCTTTTGTTAATTAAATCTTCTACTTCTTGCGTCACATATCCATTGTCTATAATTGCTTTGATTATCCCCAAAAGTATATCTACTTGCTCATCCCTTTTTAAATTGCTAGACATTAAAGAGTTACTGGCGTTTAAATAAGAATCTTTTAATTTTTGATAACTGCCATAATCAGTTTTTAAAGCTGTTAACTCTATATCTATACTGCTTAGTTCATCTTGTATTTTTGATATTTCAAGCATTAAACTAACTTTTTGTGCGTCAACTTCATCCTTGGCTTTTATTGCAGAATCTAACTGCTTTGTTGCTATTGTTAAGGTCTCTTTTAAGCTTTCAATCTCTAAGACTAAACTATCCCTCTCTGCCTTTTTTTCATCAATTCTCAACTCTTCATCTAATTTCAATCTGGGGATGTAGTTATCATTATCGAATTGAATTTTCTTATCATCAAGCGTAGCTTTTTTATGAATGCCCTTCATCACTACATTGACACGCGGAGCTAGTGCACACATAATGGACCCAAATAATATCGGAATCACAAGGTTTACCCAGATGTCAAAGGATATATAGAGTGAACTTATTTTTTGCTCGGCGGTTTTTTGACTAAAAAACAGGAAATAAATATTTGACCAGTTGAATAAAAATAGTGAGGTGGCTATATAGCCATAAAGTCCAGACAATCTTCCTTTTACTCCTTCAATCGTATCATCGACTATTTCTTTCATTATTATTCACCATTAATTTATTTAAACTGTTATGTTCTTTTAGCCATTTCCTGCGGCTTTACCAAGTGAAATGTCAAAGGTTTTGTCCAACTACTTTATTCTATTACGTGCCAAATCATATATCCTTGCCATTAGTTTACTGCACTTCTCTGCATAAGTGGTAGATGCGCCTTGTATAGTTCCATCGGCACCAGCCCGCCAGCGCTTGCCGTTCAGCGACAAATCATCACCGGCGGCCAGCTTTTCCACCTCCAGCTCGGTTAGCTCCAGGCCGATCGAGGCCGCGAAATCGGTTAGCCGCTCAAAGTGCTGCGCCGATTTTTTTGCATGCTGGTGCGGCGCTGGCTGTTTGCTTCGCGTTTTTTTCGCTTCTGCTACCAGGTATTCGTTAAAGGCCCGCCGTTCTCGGCGCGTCATCCCCTCAAAATCGCCCCCAGGCGGCCAGCTGGCACAGTCATTTGCATCTATATCAGGAGACAAAAGGCCGTAATTACTGCCCTGTCTGTCTTCCTCCTGCTGCGTTCCGCGTACAGTTATTGACAGAACTCCGAGGGGCGGCGCTGCCGCCTGAAGGTCAACGGCCGAACCCGGATCGGCGCTGGCCGGGACAATTTTGTAGGTGTTCAAGCGGGTGTAAATCATCGGTTGCGTCCTGGCGAACGGCGAGTAAACGCCGGCGATCTTGCTGATGTCGTCGCCGTAATCGTTGCCGTTCTCGGTGATGTCGTAGCCGATGCGCACGCGGATGTGACGACGCTCGACTAACGGGCCGCCCTGGGCGTCGGTATACCCGGCCCAGTCGCCGGCATCTGCCGCGATATGCGCGGGCGAGATCTCCGGGTGCAGGAACAGGTCGCGATCGCGCAGCCGGCGCAGCTCGCGGTATACCGTGACCGGGGCACCGCCAATCTGCTGAAACTGACGAATACGCCAGCGAGACGCCCAGGCGTTTACGCGCTTGGCGATATCCTTCAGCGGTTCGCCGGTGTCGTGATCCAGCTCGTCGTCAAGGGCGTACCCGTCGATATTTTTCGAAATGTATTTCGCGATGTAGCCCGTGGCGGAGCCGAATTGCTCATCCATTGGCTTAACGCTGAAACGGTATTCGGCGGCGCCTGGCTCATCGCCATCAACCTGCAGCGCATAGCGCCGGAAGATGTCGCGTGCCTGCTCGATGTGCTCAGGCTTGAGAAACAGCAACAAATGCCAGTGCGGGGTTTCATCGTGGTGTGGCTCGGTGACGCGGAAGCCGAACACGCGAATGCCGGCGCGCTTCCACGACGCCCGCACTTTTGACCAGACCTTGCACAGGTAGCGCTGGGTTTCGCGCGGGCTGGCGCCACGGTATTTGTTATTACGGCGTCCGGTCTTGCTTTGCATCGCGTGGTACTTCGACGGCGCCGTCAGGGTGTAAAACTCGCCAGCCAGATCGCGGGCTTTCGCCAAATCTTCAAAGCCGCGCATGCGGTTCATTAGCTCAGCGCGGCGCACTGCCGGATTGGCGACGCTGCCGTCCACCTTATCGACCAGCGAAACGCGTTCGCCGGTGTCCACGTCTTCGAGTTCCCGCGACTTCAAAAACTCGCGGTTGGCTTTCTTCTGGGCGTGCCATTCTTTCAGGCATGGATCGCTGCAGTAGGGCGTCGCCTTATCGCTGACGTAGCCCGCGGCAATCATGAGGTGCTCGCGCCACTGGTCATGGAGGCGGCGCAAACGGCGCAACCACCATGCCGGTGATTCGAGGCGCGCAACGGCGCGCGTTGCATCTTCCGCGCTCAACTGACCGCTGCAATATTGCTGCCAGCCCGGAGCAAACATATTCAGGCTCTTGGTTAAATACCCGATGCGGCCATAGGCATAGATCACGGCAAAGGCCAGATCGTCAGCTGCGGCTGCCCAGTAATCGCAAAGGCGCACAAACTCGCCTGTCATGCAGTCGGCCAGCCTGTGCGCCAGGCGCTTGAGGTCTTTTTTCCCGCTGTACGGGATGCGGAAGAAATCATCGCGGAAGGCGATCAGCGCCGGCGGCACCTGGCCAATCTGGTACTGTTCGTTGACTGCATCGATGCGCGGCAGGACGTGGCGCTCAAAGGTATTGACCAGCCAGCCGTTGGCGGCCTTCATTCCTTTGCCTTGCTCGAGGCTATTCAGACGCAGGGTGTAATAGCGTCGGACATACTGGGGAAGAGCGGCCAGCCGCCGGCGCAGGCGGCGCGGCGCGGGATCGGCAACGCGGGACTGACCGGCGATATCAAACAGGGGAACGCGCACCGGCTCGCCGGCGTGGTTGGTGGCACCGAATAGCTGGATCGATGCCGGTTCGTCGGCGCGCTCGGTCACAATGGCGTCGCGCTTGTGGTTCCAGGAGTACGCATATTCAAAAGCAACCGCGCCGCTGCCCGGATAGGGTAGCGGCGGGGAAGGTTGGTGCCGTCCGCGAGCGTTGCTTGTCATTCCCTTTGACCTGGCGCTGCTGCCAGCATCGCGGCATAGATGTTGCCGAAGTTCACGCAGAAACTTTCGTCGGCGTTGAACGTGACATCGTCGCAGTTCATGGCGGCGGCGATCATGTTTTCGGTTGGCTCTACTGGCACCAACTGGTAATTGCCACCTCCAGTTTGAGCGAGTATTGCAGCGCGACAGGCATCCCATATTGTTTGAGGGTCAGCGCCGCATTCAACAAATCCTTCGCACTCTGTGTAAATCACGTCAAAGACAGATTTCGGCACGGTTTTCGATATGGCTAGGGTTGGCTTCGGTTGTGTGGTTTTGGTGCTCATGCGGATGCCTTCATAGTTGCGATTATCTCGCCAACGTCTGCGCGGCTGGCAGCTTTTGCGCTGACAGAGCGGCGGGCGGTGATCGAGGTGATAGCGAAATCGGCGTACAGCGCTTTGGCTACGTCCGTCTCGCTGTTCGATGCCACGACGTGACGGCCCAGCTTGGCTGCGATACGAAGCATGCGCGCCAGCTTGCGTTGCTGCTCGCTGGTAAAGCCGTCAGTGTGATAGCTGGTAAAGCTGGCGGTGGCGCTGGCTGGGATGTACGGCGGATCGCAATAAATCACGTCGCCGGCCTGGGCCATCCTGATCGCCTCTGGGAAGCTGCAGCACAGGAAAATAGCTTTCTTGGCCTGTGCCTTTTCTGCGAAGGCTCTGATCTCGTCTTCTGGGAAGTAGGGCGCTTTTCGATGACCGAACGGCGAATTAAACTCGCCGCTCAGGTTGTAGCGGCAAACGCCGTTGAAGGTGTGGCGGTTCAGGTAAAGGAACTGCGCCGCACGGTAGATGAAATTGCTGTCACAGCGCAGATTGAAGTCAGCGCGTACGCCGTAATAGCCCTCCTGATCCGGGTGTGCGTTGAACAGATGGCGCGCTTCGCGGATCAGCACCTCAGGATGGTTTTTGGCGACGTTGTGGAAGTTGATCAGATCGCTGTTGATATCGCACAGCAGATAACTTTCATAGTCGGTATTGAGGAAAACAGCGCCGGAGCCGACGAACGGCTCAACCAGGCGCCTACCTTCCGGCAGGTGCTGGCGCAGTGTGTCGATAATGCGGGCTTTGCTGCCGAGCCACTTCAGCGCCGCGCGGTTCATAGGTCACCGCCTTCGACGCTGGAATCGACAATCTCGAATCCGATCAGCACCATGTCGTCATAAATTGCCCCGATGGTGTCGGGCGCAACCAAAGCATTGATGATGCCCGCCATGCCTATGAGGTAGTGGCCATCATAAAAGTCAACCGATGTTTCTTTAGCCAATTTCTCAGAGCAAAAGACACGGTTATTGACCAGTGCTGTAATCGCGGCGTGGTCTACCTGCAATAACCCGTTAAGGATATCGACAGCTTTCTGTGCCGTTACTCCGTGTGATGCGCGGTGATCTCCTCCTGCCATTGCCTTAATCACGCCGAGAGTGGTCAGGCAGTCAGAAAGGGCGCGATGCAGCGTTCCTTCGATAATGACGCCTTGCTGTTCAGCGGCGGCGGTCAGCTTTTGCCATTTGTAGCCGCCTCGGTCGCTTTTCTGGCCGTAAAACTCGGCGTACTCATGCATGGCACATACGATCTGTGGCGTTACGCTAATTTTCGGCGTTACCTTCCAGATGCGATCTGTCTGCTCAAGCAAACGGATGTCATACTCAGCATTGTAAATCGCAATCGTTTTTCCACTGATTAAGCTGCACAGCTGAGGGTTGACCTCCGGCCATGTTGGGGCATCTTTTACCATTTCATCAGTGATTCCATGGATTGCGGTAGCTTCTGCCGGAATAGGTTTTGATGGCTTTACCAGCGTGTTCAGCAGCACCTTGCCGGTGGCGTCAATTACGGCTATCTCGATGATCTCTGCTTTATCATCAAGACCTGTGGTTTCTGTATCCAAAACCAGACAATTTCTATTCAAACATTGCTGTGCTTGCTGTTGTGGTGTCATGGTATTTCTCCGATTCAATTAATCGTAATTACGCAATTCAGGTGGAACGGATGCCGCGCGATTAAAGGCGCGGCAGAATTTGCACCAGCGGTAAGTAATCCAGGCCAGCAGGCAAACCCACACAACGCCGGTGAATGCAGTGGCGGCGATAGCTAAAGGGATCAGCATGGCGTGACGTCTTGCGCGGTGGTGTCTGTCGGCGCCTTACGGGATGCAACCCAATGGCGCAGGCGGATCAGGATTTGCTCGCGCTGGCCACCGTGCAGCTCCAGCTCGTCGAGGCGGCGATCCAGCTGTTCCAGCAAGGCGAGACGCTCAGAGCGGCGTTCATTGCCGATAATTCCCGCGGCAAGATCGAGGCCGATAAAGGTCGGTTGATTTACGGTTTTGTCTGTCATGGCACTACCTTTTTTCAGGATGAAGAAACCCCGGCGCATATAAATGCGCCCGCATTTTGTTCAGTTGGATTAATTACTGCTCAGGTGTGTTAGTCGCAGTCACCGATATTTGAAAGCGTCGGCACTCGTTGCCCCAGGCGTTGCAATTCTTTAATGCCGCGGTAAACCGCGCGCCGTTCTTCTTTGCTCATTTCCTCAAACCTCATTGATATATGTTTGGCGGAAAGCTTCACCCGGCCATCAATATTGCCCAGGGTGCATACGGCTTTTTTCTGGCTATCCATCAACCCGTCATAAAAAACGGCTGTCGGGTTGACGCATTTTGCTGAGGCAAGAAGCTGCTTAGCGGTTGTCAGGAACTTGCCAACTGATTGCACTTGCTCTGTTGTCATGCCGCCCATAGTCACCTCGCATACTCTGACCCATCAAAAAGCGCACAGGGTGACGCCCCGAAACGTGCGCTTTGTGTTGGGTGCCGGAGCCTATCCCGGCGCAAAGGCGGTTTATTCTGATGCTGCCTTGTTGTTCAGCGCCGGCCATGCCAGTGCAACCAGCGCGCCGACAAAGAACAGATCGCCAACGACCGAAAGCACATAACTGGTGAAGTCCACGGCCACAACCATGAATGCCAGGATCAGCACACCAATCAGGCGCAGATTGCCGAGCAGCGCGCGCATTACAGGTAATCTTCCACGCGCAGGCCCAGACGGCGGCCAACGTCTTCAAGAACTTTCTGTTCTTCCGGTTCGATCTCGCCGTCGGCCTCGGCAATCGTCAGCATGTTGACGAAGACCTCTTCGGCTTCGGTCGGGGTGTTTTTGATGTCTTCGATTTCGCGCAGAATGTTCATGCGGCCAACGCGGAAACCGGCTTCCAGCTGTTCAGTAAAGCGGGTGATCAGCGCGGTGATCTCGTTGCCGTAGTGACCCAGGCGCGGGTTAGAACGCAGCAGCTGATCCAGCTTGGCGGTTTCTTCTTTCTCGATCTCGCCGTCAGCTGCAGCAACCAGCAGACAGCCACCGACGATGGCTTCCATCAGATCGCGGTTCTCCACCTTCTTCAGCTCAACTTTCGCCGCGGCGACTTTCTTACCAAATCCAAGAAATCCCATATTGTTACCCTCAGTTGTTGCCATGATTAGCAACCGCCTGCCTCTGCCGCACACGGTCACCCGTTAAAAACCCTCTGTAAACGCTGGGTTTAGAGAGGGCTTTCGGCTAAGCCCAAACCATCAACAGCCCATAAACCAGAGTGAAGACCGCGATCGCGGCTCCAATCGGTTTGATAATCGGCCAACCGTATTGGAGAAAATCGGCTTTGAATTTTTTCCATCCCGCCGCCCAGCCCTGTGATCTGTCGAAAAGGAAGAAAAACACCATTACAGCGAGCGCTGAAATATTGGCCATCAGCTCGGCGAGTTTCGGGGTCATCCGAAGATCCCCATCAGACGGGCGAACCAGCGCGGACGGGGGCGCGACATAAACGGCTTACGCATGCCGGGTATGAACTGCACGTCGGTGGCCTTCGGTTGGAAGTGACGACCGTCCGGCAGTTCCAGCCAGCCGCGAGTGTGGCGGCGGTGGGTGATCTGCTGGCCGTTGGTCAGCATGGCGGCCAGTGATGGGCAATGTGCTGTGATCGTCATGGGGTTAAGCCTCGATTGTTTCGGGGAAAAAGTCGGGTTGTTTGCCGTAGCGCTTCCAGTATTCGGCGGCATCGCGTAGCGAAACGGCTTCTTTGCTGGCAGAAAATGCAGCCGCACCAGCCAGGCCCAACAGCAGATCGGCGGCCCACTCGATTTCAGTCTGTGAGTGTGGCGCCCTGCGAGTTATCTGCTGTTGGCGCAGCTCATACATGCGGAGCACACGGTTAGCAGCGGCGTAGAATGGGGCGTTCATTGGAATGCCGTTGCATTTGCAATGTAATTACCGCTGGCCGCCAAACTATGCGCATAGTAAGCAACCATGTTCACCTGCAGCAGTTCGCGGCGGCCTGGGGTGGTGCGCGGCATTAATGGCAGGTAATTACGGCGGGCATCACTTTGCACCTGTTCCAGTGGCATTTTGAAGAACTCCGCAAACTCCTTCAGAGTCATGCGTGGCTTGATGCCGTTTTTGGTGATGTATTCCAGTGCCATTTCGGTGGCACGATTTTCAGCGGTCGACACAGATATAGATTTCGACGGTCGACGAGCGCACGGATTCACATTCCTTTGATTAACTTCGCTTGCCTTTCTTTGTGTCGTGACTTTCATGCGTTATCCTCACTGGATCTATTTCGTTTGGCTTAAAAGCACTCCTATATAGGAGGATTGCAAAAAGCCTACATCCTATATAGGCGGGTTGTCAATGACACTAAGTGAAAAAATCAAAGCCATCAGAATTGCAGAAGGTCTTAGCAAAGCGGAGTTTTGCCGAATAACGGAGATCCCTTCGAGCACAATGGAAAAATATGAGATGGGGAAGTTCGAACCAGGCGGGGCGGCGCTGACCAAAATCACTCAAAACAGTCGGTTTGAAAAATACACAATGTGGTTGATGACTGGTAAGACGATGCCTGAAGTGGGGCAGATCTCTCCGGCTCTCTCCCCTGATGGGCAAAGCAGCACATCCAACCACCAAAGCGACCAGAAGGCTGGCTAACCGTCTATAAAATTTACTTAAGTTGGGGCAAAGGAGGCATTGCTCATGAAAAATACTTTTGGTGATTGGAATGGGATTTTGCTCGTCGGCATGCTGTTAGCTCCGATCGTCACGCATGCACAGACCGAACAGTACACCGATATCAAAACACAATGCAGAATGGCAAACGCTGAACTCAATGAAGCAGGCGAGCTTTTTAATGCTTTCACAGGGAAATGGCTTTCTGGTAGTCAATCTGACCTGAAGATTGACCGTAAGGAGTTTGCGGAGGCTAGGGTCAAAAACTTCAACAAACAACATGCTGCAATCCGTTCAAAATATTCAGACCGTGCCAGGCCCGGCCTTGATAACCCGATGAATATTGCTGATGACGTAGCTTTAAGGATGCTGTTTGTTGTAAATGCATTGCAACAGTTTTCTATAGATGGCGACAAAGCAGCTTTAAAGACCTCTTGGAAGGAACAACACAAAGCGATGACGGAGGACTCTGAAGGAATCAAAAAACTATGTGCTAAGAGTGGTCGATAGAAGATGAGTATCAGCAAACTTGACTCTGGGCAGTACCTGGTTGATGTCCGCCCCCAGGGGCGTAACGGGAAGCGAGTACGTAAAAAATTTGATACCAAGGCTGAGGCCCAGCAGTACGAACGCTGGATCATCGCGACTCAACATAACAAGGAATGGATTGATAAGCCCAAAGATCGGCGACCTTTCTCTGAGCTGATTGAACTATGGTGGATGCACTACGGGCAGACGCTGAAGGCTGGTCGTTGTACGCACCTCGCGTTGATCGCCTTCGATGTATACATGAAGCACCCGCGGGCAGATCAAATTACACATGAGTTGTTCTCAGATTATCGCGCGGCTCGCCTCACTGAAGGTATCAGCCCGCGAACCATTAACAACATGCAAATCCGGGTGAGTGGTGTGTTTACTGCGTTGGCAGCAGCTGGCAAGTTTCAGGGTGACAACCCGATGAAGGGGCTGAAGCGAGCGAAAACAAAGCGTTCTAAAATGGCGTTCTTAACCAAGCCCCAGATCGCGCAGCTGTTGCAGGAAACGCACCCGAATGACATACGGGCCGTTCGGCTTGCTTTGGCTACTGGTGCACGTTTCGGCGAGGTCGAAAGCCTGTTAGATGAACACATCATTAAAAATCGCGTCACCTATGTGGAAACAAAGAATGGGAAGGATAGAACCGTCCCTATCTCGCCGGAGTTGTTCAAGGACATCAAAGGTTCCATCGTTGGGCGTCGAGTGTTCCCTAAGTTGAGTTACACACGGGTGCGCCAGTTACTGAAAAAACTGATCCCCGACTTGCCGAACGGTCAGGCGACTCACGTTTTTAGGCACACTTTTGGTTCTCACTACATGATGAACGGGGGGAATATCCTTGCCCTACAGAAGATTTTAGGCCACGCCACCATTGAGCAAACTATGACCTATGCGCACTTTGCGCCTGATTATCTGCTCGATGCCGTAAGATTCAACCCGCTGGAATATCACCAGGATGGCAGTGTCCACATTTTGCCAACATTAGGTTGA